CTTTAATACGTTGGCGGCCCATGAGCCACAGAACGCCGCCTCTAACAGGTCATCAAATGCTCCATATTCAAGCTCTGATGTAATTTCGCCAGACACGCTCTTGTTGCCATGCCGAAAGTCTTCGATCTGTCGATCACCGCGCAGCTTTTCCGACTCAATGCCATCCTTGGTAATACCTAGCGTGGTTCCGGTATGCGGGATCGGCGTCCACGTTGGGCTGCTCGGCGTGGTGCCATACGTCGATTCTGCCACGAAGTGCAGACTGTGTTGTGCGCCATTTGCGATAGTCATGATCGTGCCCCTGTGAATGTCTGCACGTTGATAGAAACAGGGACAAAATACCATGCCCCCTCTAATATTGCAGGACCGATGCTTACCGAACGAACCCGCAAGCTAGTCCCATTATATGTGAGAACCGTCCCACGCTTAAAATGATCTGCTACTGTATCCAGCTTATCCGGTCGCCCTGTTCCACGTGGAACCACTACATCAACTTGATAGACTGCGTTCGTTTCGTCCTTTCCAGTGTCCCCAAGGGATGCCTGAAGCGTGTCTCCTGGCAGAAAGCTAGCTCTTAAATAGGTTGTGCTAGCCGTTGGCTCGTAAGGAATATTTGGGAATGCGACGGGTGTGGAGTCCATGCCATCTAATCGAGCATCTAGCGCTGCCTGCATGTCATTGAAAAATGTACTCATCTTTTCCGACCTCGGATTCGTACGGGGCGGTCGCGCAGGTTCCTCTTGACAATGCTTTCCCACTCAGCAGCGGATATTCGCATCATTCCTGCTGGCGCTTGATGTGACCCGCTAGCAGGAGGTCCCTCTTTTCTGCCCATTTCAATGATGACCGAATACGGCTGGTTATTCGTAAAGAACATCCCTCCGTGTACCGGCACTTGGTCTACCACCTTTTCAACTCTTTGCTTTGCTTTTTTCCGCGTCTTATCCGTGGTCTTTATTATACGCTTTGAAGGTCTACGTAGAGTTGGAATCCAGCTATTGACCAGTAGCCCCGTATCGACAGGCGTCCTGTCTATTACCTTGTTCAAAAGCTCCTTCGCGGACTTTCTAAAAACGTCTTGCGGAATATCTTTAAACTTATTAACCGCTACCCTGATGCTTTTCATTTCCGAATCTGCAAGTTCGATGCGACGACGGCCCCGCTTGGCCCAATGTCGCTAATTGAGATGATGCGGAACGTATCCGACCCCACAACAACTGTATCCCCAACTTCATACGTTTTAGACTCTGCCAGCATCCTACGGTCACCTTGTAGAATAGTATTATCTGAAAGGTCAGAATCAGAATAGTCAAAAAGACAAGCGTATCCCGTAAAGGTAGAAGTTGTGTCTGTCGTTGTTCCCGTCGCTGCGCTGTATGCACCTTTTGACACCCTGGTAAACGTATATTCCGCCCCGAACTTTGTGATAATTCGGGTTGCCGATTGCGTTAGCGGCGTGTAGTTGTAGCTCACGCCCGCGAAACCATTGTAGTGGGCTGGATTAGCTTTCGGATGGCCTGGGTGAGCGCTGGCGTTGAACGCTTCATGCCCTGGCTGTCTTTGTAGGTAATCCTGATGCTGTCAACTTGCTCAGCTAAAACCTCTCGCTCGGATGGGTCTAGCCGCGAGTCACCATCAATCTCAATTTTTACCAGCTCAAAGAGCGATGTTTTTACTTCTTTCGGTATCTCGTTTGAGTCAATCGAGTAACCGTCGATATAGAGATCATCCCTAGGAAACTGTAGGGCTTGATCTTTTGTATGCTTTACACCTTTAAATGGGAGAGACTCAAAATAATCCATAGAGCGGTACAAGTGCTCAGTTATCTTGGCGTCAGTCGTGTAGTGAATGCCACGATCATCTGCCCAAGCTTTGAACTCAGCAACAGTTATGTAGGAGTTGGCGCCAGAAACGATAGAGCCGTCTTCGACAACAATAGTCATTAGCGCGTCTCCAGAACCTTAAAATCGCCCAGCTTATAGTTTTCGACCTCGGAAGGATGAACGTCTGCGGTCTTGCCATCAAGCTCGCGGTACATCTTCACTAACTTTGGCTTTGGCTTTCGCCCTGGCTTCTTCTTTTCTTCCATGGGGAACTCCAAGAGAAAGGGGGCCCGAAGGCCCCCTGGTACCTCTTAGCCAAGCAGCGTAGCGATAAAGTCGGACTTCCAAGCTTTAACGCCCCAAGCAGCGGCCACCTCGATCATGGACTTACGATAGCCGCGATAGACGCGAACCTCAAAGACGAGCCCGGAAACGGGGTCTTGTACGGTCATTGCGTCATCAGCAGCATCGCCACCTTCGGGGACAGCGGGAGCGCGCATTGCGATCTCCAGCGCCCGACGATGGAACGCTACGTTTGCGGTGTAGTTGTTGCCTACGGTGATGGCGTCGTTATCCGTCTCAGCAGCGCGCAGACCGGGAGCACCAATCGTGAACGAGCCACCGGAGAGGGCAGTGTTCACAACGTACTTATCGGTCGTTCCCGCAAAGGTAACGATGTCACCGGCCACGATGGTCCCGCTGCCGCCGTCTGCTGCAATGGTGGTATCACCCACGGCAGACGAAGCATCATTCAGCAGGTAGGACGTACCCGTGCCCTTGG